CAATTGGCTCGTTCCAGTTGTGACCCCACACAACACGAGGCTTACGGCGCTTGAGACTTTCAGTAAAGCAGCCTGGAACACAAATATCGCCAACTGAGTCTTTGTTGCCGATACCAGCAACGAAGCATTCAACAATGCCTTGTGCCTCGTCAATGTTTATTTGACCTGGCATTACCTTGTATTGTGTATCAATTGCTTGCTGAACTGTAGACATTAAATCTCCCTGTATTCATACAAGAGTAGAACATTTTACAGAGGATCAAAGAAACAAAGGCTAATTATTTAAGTCTTTACTTAAAGTGATTTAGGGGGTTTACTGAAACTATCTAATTCTTAGTCTGCAGCGACAGTTGATTGTAGATCCAATTGGAGCAAGAGGGTCGCCTGGGAATCTAAGCGTTTCGCCGTCAATTGCAAATCCTTCGTCCAAATCAACAGTTTTCCCATGAAGAAGAACATGCTCCCCCCGAACACGACTGTCTTTACGGGTAACCCATGTTTTTTGAGGTGATCCAGCGGACTTTCCAGCAAAATAAATTCCAGCATTGTGTGATGTTTGTGCTTCAAGTTCAGCCATAGTGCGTCTGCGTTTGCCGATTAAATTAGCAAAAATTGCAATCAGTGCGGCCCTAAGCATGCTGTGCTTGTCTTCATCCTCACCAAGAGCCATTGCAATCAGTACTGCCGCAGCAACTTCATCACGAGTGTTTGTGTTTGCTTTTTGCAGTCTTGCAACTTGTTCAGAGACAATCTGTTCTACATCTGCTTCTTCAACATCAGGAGGCATCCCTGACCTTTGTGAACTCAACACAACGGCGTCCATGCCAGCAGATTTAAGAACGGGATAGATGTCTTCGGCAAGTTGCTTGTCCCAAACTTCTTTGTCAAAAATTGCATCAACTGAAAGATTCTTTTGAATCAATGCTTTTCCTGATTTTGTTCCAGAAGCTTTTTCTAGAACAACACGCTGTTGACGTTCAAAAAGTCTTTCAAGGGCACGGTCAAGTATTTCAACCCACCTATCGGAGTCTTGTTCTTCTTTTGTGTCCCAATCGTCGTTAATCATTTCGTAATCAGCAGATTTCGTCATGAGTTCAGAAGAGGAACCAGAGAGCATGCCATCAGGAGCCGGAGGAGTTGCCGTCTGCATACCCGCAGGAGCGCCATCAGGTGCCGTAGTCGGCATTGGTGGAGTTGTACCCATCGGTGGTAGTTCAGGCGTTGGAGCTTGTCCTGCGGTGTCTGTTAGCGATCCTGGAACGACTCCTGGTGTTCCCGGAGGAGCACCAGCCGCAGCCATATCAACAGGTTGCTGTTCTTCTGGCTTAAATGGTTTTTCAGTATTGGCAATCGGGGTCAAGTTAGGGTTAGCCAAAAGACTGTCAGCCAATTCTGAATCAACTTTCTTTTTGCCTGTTCCGTCACGATATTCGTTAACACTGATAAGACCTTGTTGATACTCGTCCATCAAATAGCGCGCACGTTCCTGCTTTGCCATGATGAGGATAGGAACGCTTCCCGTATCAAAATCAATATAATACTTTTCATCAAGATCATCCAAAGCACGAGCAAGAGGTTCAAGGTGTGGAAGCATTGTTTCCAACCAAAAGACTCGCAGTTCTTCTGATGCGTTAGAAAAAGTACGCCCTGCAGCGTTTCCGATAACTGATTCAGGTACACCAAACGCAGAAAGTATTTCTTCTTTTTGGATTTGACGCATTTGCGTGTAGGCAGCATCTCGTGGCGAGGCTGAAGTGTCAATATAATCAACACCATCTTCTGATGCGATAACCGTAGTTGAGCCAGTACGACTCAAGTTTCCTCTAAACCTGTTACGCAACTCTTCCTTGTCGTCGTCTTCCATTTCACCACGAACAACAAGAAGTCCACCCGGACGGCCGTCATTGAGCAAATAGTTGCGGTTATAGAGTTTTGATAAGTTTTCTAACTCAATCGCAATTCCTGCCGCCTCCATTGGAGTAATAGAAAGATAAGGATCAAGAGGGTGTGGTCTACGAATCCAAATAACATCACTTGGTTTTAGAATGACTTTGGTTCCATTACGCATATCAACTTCATATCCAGAAACGAATGTCTTGGGATCGGGAATTGGGGCGGTGTGTTGAGGCGGAAGAAGATGAAGGGCGATAATTTGACCGTCACGCCCTCTTACTTTTTCAATAAACACGCCTCTTGAACTCATTAAAAGCTGAGAAGAAACTCTGTAGCGGAATATAAAAGAGTTTTCCCCCATATTGGCTTTTGAGTTAAGAATGTCTAAAAGCGGATTGTTTTTATTAACAACTTGACCAGTAGGGGAATTGTCTTTACGCAGAATCATCGGCAGTCTGGCTTGGTTTCCAGCAATTGCATCAATACAACGGAAAACCCAAGTTACCTTTTGAACACCTTCACGGTATGCGCGCTCAATATCCCACGAATCCTTGTATGGCTTTCCTGCCATGCCAGCATTGAAAGCAACAGGTGCTCCTACATTAAGAATTGACTTTTGCTGCACACCTTGCAGTGATTTTTCATTAAACGAATTCCACGCCATTATTCACGTCCCAACAGGTATCCGTAGACGCCCGAACAAAGCCCTATGGTTATAAGTCCATAAGGCAATTCTATTAGTGCTGCACCAGTTCCAGTAAAAAGTATAAAAGAAATCATTAATAAGTGAGCATTGCTTTGGCGCATTAAAAACCGTTGGAGCAAATCTTTTATTTTCATGTGTATGTACCTTAGCGCAGTTACTTTCCAATAGTACAGTACATAGAGCAAGAAGAAAGCATTATTATGCCCGACTGGAACAAAGTATTAGAATATTTGCAACCGAAGGAGCCTTTATTCTGTCCTGAAGAACCATCAATAACACAAAAGGTTTTTTTGCGTACTTACGCAATGGAAGGTCTTTTTGGTGGTGCCGCTGGCGGTGGAAAGTCGTCTGCATTGTTGATGGCTGCATTGCAGTATGTAGACGTACCCAATTACTCTGCAATTCTCTTCAGACGCACCTATGCAGACTTAGCACTTCCTGGTGCTCTTATGGACAGATTTAAATCGTGGATTGCTGGACAGGATGAAATTCACTGGAACGCAAACTCTTATGTTGCGACATTTCCGTCTGGTGCAAGAATCTCGTTTGGATATCTAAACAACACGAACGACTATCTTCGTTATAAGGGTTCGGAGTTTCAGTTTATCGGCATGGATGAGGTCACTGAAATTCGTGAATCCGACTACAGATACTTGTTCTCTCGTCTTCGTCGCCCTGCAACGGGCCCTCTTTCTCAGGTTCCTTTAAGAATGAGATCCGCTTCAAACCCTGCACCTAATTGGGTTAGGCAGAGATTTATTGTGGAAGGAAAGGAAACTGGAAGAATTTTTGTTCCTTCTCTTCTGACTGATAACCCTGGAATTGACGCTGATTCCTACCGACAGGCGCTGACTGCTCTTGACCCCGTAGAGCGTCGCCGGCTTGAGATGGGTGATTGGTGGTCAACCACTTTGGGAACTATGTTTGATAGGACAAACTTTACAATTATAGATTCCACAGAAGTGCCAAATGTCACATCAGCAGCACGGGCAGTCCGGTTTTGGGACCTTGCAGCCACCGAACCATCTCATTCAAACCCTAACCCAGACTGGACCGTAGGGACATTGATGATTTTTGATCAGGGAATTGCCTACGTTCTGGATGTCCGCAAAATACGGGCAAAAGGTGAAAAAGTAGAGGCTTTGATTGCCCAAACGGCAGCTGAAGACGGCCGAATGGTGGCTATCAGAATTGAGCAAGAACCAGGTTCAAGCGGAAAAGCCCTAATTGACCAATATGCGAGATATGTGCTCCCAGGATATGATTTATCTGGAATCAGAGCGACTGGCGATAAAGTGACCAGAGCAAGACCTTTCAGTGCTGCGGTAGCAAATGGCAATGTGCGGATTGTTCGGGCACCTTGGCTAACTGATTGGTTGGATGAAATGGCATCATTTCCTGAGGCTTGCGACCACGATGACCAAGTTGACTCTGCTGTGGGTGCGTTCACTCATTTGGCTGGCCTGGGGTTGCCTCAGCGCCGTCGTGCCAGTATCATAATGTGACAACTAATATTCTATTTATATATTGAAAGGTTCAAAATGGCCTCTATTAACGACCTGTTTTCCGAATTAATGAAAACAGTCATGGACGCGGAAGATCAGTTAAATGACTTCCTTGCCCAGAATCCATCCCCTGAAGAACTGGCCGATGCCGTAGTTGCTTTGCATTCTATGAAAAATGCGTTTAGTGACGTTTATGGAATGTTTTCAGCACAAGTGATGACCACGCTGCAAAAAGCCAACATTGAAGAAATGGATGCGCATGGTGGAAAGATTGAAATTAAAACATCTTCAGATAGAAAGAAATGGGATCACGACAAACTGATTAACGAAGTCGGGCGGCGTCTTATTCAATCATCGGTTGACATGAGTACTGGAGAAGTGGTACTGTCAACGGAAGACCTCTTAAAAAAGGTTTTGGACTACATACAACCGTCGTATTGGCGGGTTAAAGAACTATCAAAAATAGGTATAAACGCAGATAATTACTGTGAAGTAGGCGACTACAAAACAAGCATTATTGTTAGAAAGGCAAAATAAATGTTAGCAAATACATATCAAAACCTCTACGAGCCATTCGCTCCCGAAGTAGAAAAAACCCTCAGCAAAGGCGGAGCAAGACTTACTTACATTCCAGTAAGCGAAGTGATTACTCGTCTTAACAAAGTTCTTGGACTTGACTCATGGTCATTCAACATTTTGTCATGCTCTCGTGACGCAATTGATCCCGATTACATCGTTGCCCATGTTCGCCTTATGTGGCACACAGATGCAACTCGTCCAGATTCATGCATTATCCGCGATGGATTCGGTGGTCAAAAGATTAAGCGCACAAAAGCCGGCGACATTGTTGACCTTGGTGACGAAATGAAGGGTGCTGTTTCTGATGCACTCAAGAAGGCCGCACAAACACTTGGTGTTGGTCTTTATCTTGCTCGCAGTGAAGAAGCGTTGAGCGCCGAAGAGCCACCAGAACCAGTAATTGATTCAGCCATTGTGGAACTATGGGACAACTTTGTTCAAGTATCAAAAAGTCTTGACACAGCAGGAAAAACACAACTTGGAAGTTTCTGGAAAACATACGCTGGTTCTCGTCCGAAGCCAACAAAACAAACCGCAACAGTAAAAGATTTAGAAGAACTAATTGGCGAATGCCTGCGTATCTCTTTTAGTGGAGCACCATCTACTGATGAGTGAGTTTATTCTTAAACCACCTCCGTATCTTTCTCCATCTTCAATTTCAACATTTCAACAATGTCCGCTGAAGTATAAGTTTTCTAGAATTGATGGTCTTCAAGATCCGCCAACAGAAGCAACTCTTCGTGGCAACTTTGTTCATAGCATTTTAGAAGATTTATACTCTTTGCCTAAAGATGAACGAACCCTAGATAGGGCAAAGTTGGTTGCTAAAGAATGGTGGGAGATGGAATATGCCGAAAAGATTGCCCCCTATGTAAAGGGAGACGAGGCCGTACGACTCTTTAGATGGAGTTCGTGGTGGTGTGTTGAGAACCTGTTTGCAATGGAAGATCCAACAGCACTTCATTTTGATGGAATTGAAACCGAACTTAACGACACTATTGATGGTGTTGCTATCAAAGGCTTCATTGACCGATGGAGAAATACTGATGACGGAATTATCGTTGGTGATTACAAAACTGGAAAAACACCATCTCCTAGATATCGTGACGATAAGTACTTTCAACTCCTTCTCTACGCTTACGTGTTGGAAAAACAACTAAACCAAACCGTAAAAGAAATTGAACTACTGTTCATTAAAGACGCAGTTCTTCTCTCAAAAACAGTTACAGATGAAGATAGAGAAAATGTAAGAAGCACGGTAGTNCACATTCGTAAAGAAATTGACTTACGGTGTGTNTCTGGTGAATTTGAACCAATCAAGCACAGATTATGTGATTGGTGTAGCTATAAAAAAATATGTCCAGAATGGAATAAATAATGAATGACGATTCCTTCGCAAGGCTAGTAGCCGAAGAAATCAAAAATAAAGTATCAGATCAACAGCGCGAGTATCTTAAACTTCCAGAAAACTGGGGAAGATGGCAGCGTGCTGTAAGTATTTTATTAAAAAATTTAGACAATCAAGTTGAAGAAATCATAAAAGGCGAACAGCAGGATGTGGCTACATATCAGGCGCTCGGCAGTGAAGGCATAACCCTTATAGCTGAGGTTGTTTCTGATTCAGCAGAGCGCCGAAAGAAGATTGACCGATTTCGGTTTCATGTTGCTCACCGTCTTGACGAGATAACACGGATGATTGCTATGTCCACCGATCAGGTTGAAGAACGAATGAAAACTGTTGAGTTTTTACGTCGTGCAATCAAGTCACACAAAGACCTTATGTACGAATACGACCTTGAAGAAACTGCTATTGATACCGCACTATGGGCAACACTTGACGGGTATTGGACATTTGACGATATTGACGAACACAGTATTTTGGGATAAAAATGGCAGAATCAGTAAACTCTACAAATACACCGATTGGAACTCTTATTTTGAGATATCTAAAAATGAAAAATACCACTGGTGCAAGCGCTTCCCAAATACTTGGGATGTTCCCACACCGATTTTCTAAACCTTCGCGAGTGAACGAAAGATTGACCGATCTTCACTCCAAAGGGTATATTAAAAAGAAAAATTCCATGTGTTGGACAATCACACCCACGGGAACAAATTTTTTGCAGCGCTATGCTAAAAAGTCCGCATTGCAAAGTTCGGATTAATATGTACATATTTGTAGATATTATTTTGTTTTGTTCAATGTTTTTTCTTGGAGTTTTAGTGGGGGGTTCAAAATGGAAAGACTAACAATGCAGGAAAAACTTCTAGAAGAACTTAATCAAAAACTATTAAACATTGAGCAGTTTGCTGAGTCAACAACTAATAAAGATTTGAAAGAATTATTCTCTTCTGTTATTGATTTAACTGACGAGTATGTTGGTTTCATAGACAAGATAAACAAACTTGAATCGCTGGTAAGTGCAAAAGATGCAGAAGTTCAGCGCCTCTCCCAGATAGCAAAGTACTAGACAAATGCCAAGACAGAGAATGTTTCTAGACATGAGTTGTGTTGATGCTGCGCGTCAACGAATACGACACATATACGACACATTTGATACTGTCTGTGTTCAGTTTTCTGGAGGAAAAGACTCACTAGCGGTTCTCTACCTTGCCAAAGAGGTTCACGAAGAACGCCGTCTTGGTCCAGTAAAAGTTATTTTTAGGGATGAAGAAATGGTCAGCCCCAAGGTTGTTGAGTTCGTAGAAAAAGTACGAGACTATGACTGGATTGACATGGAGTGGTACTGCCTTCCGGCTGGTCAAGAAATTTGGATTCTGGGTCGCCGTGAATACTGCTTACTATGGTCGCAGGCTCGGGCAGACAGAGGTCTTTTGGTTAGGGATATCCCTAAAGGTGCGATTACCGCTAAACACTTTGGCATTGATCCGTATTTTCCAGCGCCAGAAGGTCACGACTACTACACGATGCAGGGAAAAATGGGAAGAACCGCATTTCTTAACGGCGTCCGTGCAAACGAGTCAATGATTAGATACAGATCGTGTGTTCAGAAACTCCACGAAAACTACATTGTTGCGCCTTTCAAGGTTAAGAAGTCAATACCTCTAAGGCTTGCAAAAGTAATTTACGACTGGACAACTGATGACGTCTTGAAATTCATCACAGAAGAACATGGCGCTGAGTACTGCGAGTATTACGACCTTGCTTCACTTACTGGAAGCAATACGAGAATTGGAATACCTTTGCATTCTGTAGCGATACGGAGAATTGG